AAGCGGAGTCGTCTAGACACGCCACTTGAATGCCGACCGCCGAGTTCAGGGTCACCATGGTTTCGGGAAGAGTCACCGAGAACGGTGGAGTCGCCGCGCCCGTTGAGGTGCCGATGATCTCAAAAGTGACCAATTTATTGACGACACATTCAACTCCTGTGAATGTCATGTTGGCGGAGCCTGTCGTGGTGACAGTGAACGATGACCATGTGCCAATAATGTTCATATCGGTACTGAGGAGCGTCTGCCCCACTGTGAAGTTGCCGAGGGTTGTCATGTTTTTACCTTACCAGCCGAGTCGGCTTTGATCGAGGACTCCAAAAGTGTCGGAGTCAAGTGTGAAGAAGTTGGTGTATGTCAGCGGGCTGGTGAAGATCTCAACATCGGTTCGTGATGGTGTCACGGACATTGACCAGCCGTTATAGACCTGAGTTGTGGACACGGGAGTCGCCGAACCGGGTTTCTTGTAAGAGACCGTCACGAGTGGTTCACTGTAATAGAACGCCACAAACAACTGCGCCAGATCGTTGGCGGTGTCTGACACACTAATCTGGAACGACAGTTCATCGGGATCATCTCGAGAGTAAACCTGCCACTCGGCGAAGCCGAGAGCCTGCGCTTGAGAGTTGTCCACCGTTGCGAACTCTGCGCCGTAAGTGCCGTAGGTTGCCACGCCTGCGGAGTTTGTCGCGTTCTGCGCGGCCGCCACTGGTGGTGTTGCGGTACAAGTGTTCAGATAGTTGGGGCCGAGCGCAATTCGCTTGATGTCTGAATAGCCCATCTGGTATGGGAGTTCAGCCTCTCGAGCGAGAATGACGCTTGCAGTCCAAGTATCTAAATCTTCGCGCCCAAACATCAAGATCTGCTGATCAACAACACTCAGCCACCCTTGTTCTGTTGTCATGTTGAGATTCAATCGGTTGAGAGCAGTTCCCGAGTATGAAGGGTCAGCGGCGGCGGTGGAAGAACCATCCGTGATTCCCCCAAAGAAGGTTCCCGCTGGCATCAATGCGCCGAACGCGGTGTCTAGTTGAAGAAGAGTTTTGGCACTTCCGATTGACTGCTCAAACACTTGGATGCGACCGAGCCTGCCGAGGAGATCGGTACAAATAACTGTGGCAGTAGAGCCAGCACCGTCACCGCCAAGATCGTTGAAAAGAACCTCTTGGACATAGAACCACTGAAACCAAAGAGAGCCGACTGCGGTCAGAATAATCTTGTCGTTCAAGTTGTAGCCGTCAGCCTGATTTGAGTCGTTCTTGATTGTCAGCACTAGCCCACCGGGGCTCCACGAGTCAAACTGTGTGCGCCTACCCGTGGAGTAAGTGAAGGACATGACATCGGAAGTCTTGTCTGCGCTAAACCGTTCAATCTTCCAAACTTGTTTGGTCATCAGTTCGCTCGAGTGTTCACTGGGATCGGGCCTGCGGTGCGGTTGTAATCCTGGAGGGCTCTGACGACTGCCTGAGGGTCTGCTCCTTGGACATTGACTGTGATGGTGTTGCCACCGATTGCCGAGTTCGGTGTGATCATTCCACTGCCTGACGGTGTGAAGATCTCAGGCCCGCGCTCGCCGACAAGGTACGAACTACCGCTTGAGACTGGGCCACCAGAAGCACGACCGCCAGCGAAACGACGCTCTTCGGGCCCAATGACAAGACCGCGCCGCACAATCTCCAACATACTTTCCACTCTGGCGAAGTCGCCAGTCTCAAACGCGATCTTGATGATCATGGTTTGCTCGGCGTTTGCGCCCAGAGTCGTAGCCAAGTTAGAAACATTTTGCGCGCTTGTCAGAAGGAGTTCATTGTATTTTTGGAGATCCTCACGCGCCCCGCTGAACGCTTTGACACCAGCCTCAAACAATTCTGAAAACCCTGTCTTGATGTTTCCAAGTTTGACAGTGACATCAAGTTCGCCGATGAGGTCAGCCCATTGAACCTCAAGGATTGACAATGCGTCGCTTTCATCCTCAATCGCATTGTTCAACTTGATCATCTCTTCGCGAGTCTCCGAGAGCCGTGATCCGACATAGCCCGCGTAGGCATCACCGAGACGCTTCGCTTCCTCGCCAGTTGCTTTCGCTTGTTCCTCGTTGTCATTGAATAGTCCACTCAGTTTCCCGATGGCTTGTCCGACTGCGCCATTTCGGAGCGAGTTGCTGAAACCTTCCCAAGAAGATGTGCCTTCCTTGAAGTCGTTCACCATTGCGACAAACACACCACCAGCGTCAGTCACAAAACCACTCCACAAGTCACCAAGATCATCCATGGTGTCCCGGTACTCTTTCGCTTTCCTCAGTTCTTCATCAGAGATCACTTGCGCGCCCGATACTGAATCAAGAGACTTCTGAAGTTCATCGGAGCCCATGTTGATCAGTTCAGCCATTGACTGCCAACCCTTGCCAAGAAGTTGTGCCGCCACTCGAGCGCGCTCCGCAGGATCCTTGATCGCTTTCAGTCGGTCAATGACTTTCAAGAATGTGCCATTGACATCGGTGAGGCCCGAGTCAGTTCGCACAATCTCCACGCCCAACTCATCAAACAATTCTGGACTGCCTCCAAGAGTTCTGTTCATCTTGCCGATAGCGGTCTCAATCGTGGCCGCTTCAATGCCAATGTCACCGCCGACCTCAATGAACCGTGAAGCCTCCTCAACCGAAAGCCCTGTCGCGTCGGCGAACTTGCCTGATGCCAGAGCAAGGTCTTGAAACTGTCCGATGGCTTTCACTGCGAAACCTGCAAGAGCGGCACCTCCAGCGAGAGCAAGGTTCGCCGCATTCGCTTTCACTGCGTTGAGGGCCGCATTGCCTCCAGCCTTGAACTTGCCCATTGCGCCAGTGGCCGCGCTCACATCTGTCTTGAAATTGGCAAAAGCGGCCTTCGCCGACTTGATGCCCTTGTCCGAGAATTGCGTGACGATCGGGAGGTTGATTGCCATTAGAGTTTCACCTTCATTAGTTCTTGGTTCGCACGATAGATCACGCGGTCAATGCTGGGCTTCAGTTCGCGTTGGAAGTCTGGGATCGCTTTCTCTCCTCCGCGCCACATGAACCGTGAAGGCCCACCGCCGAGACGCTGATTCAGCACCTCAACGAAGTTTGGGCGCGCTCTGTTCGGATTAGAGTTGCGCGTACGGTTCGGGCCCTTGCCAGCCATGTCCATCATCGCCAACGCCGCGCCAGTCGTCTGAACTGTGATCACCGCAAGAGTCTCATACTGAGCACCCTGAGCGATGTTGCGCCGACGAGCTCCTCGAGTGTTCGTCTTCACTTTGATGCCCTTGTTCTTGGAGTTCAGCCAGCCTGTCCGCTTGGCGTGTTCCATCCCTGACATCGGAGCCCCGGGTGGAAGGATCTGCATGATGGCGGCGACAACAGTCTTCTCACCGATGCGCTTGATGTCGCGACCAACTTCCAGCCGTAGAGACTTGTCCACCTTGTTCACGATCTTCAGAGACTCCTTGAGTCCTTGAATCTCCATGCTTGTGCTGATGTCCACGGCCATTACTTCTTCTCGTTCTGTTCAACAATGAGACGGATCATCTCATCTATTATTTGTGGCGGTGTGTCCATCAGATCAAGCGGGCTGATCCCAGTTCTGACCGCCAACTGTGCGATCAGATTGGTGGCCCTTCCGACTTGCTTTCCGCTTTTGGGATGAAAGTGATGTCACCAACTTTGTCCAGCCACTTGCTGAACACTTCAACCACGACTCCGCTCGAGCGCACCGCATCCCAAGCGAGCCAAGCCAACTGCTTGAACTTCATGTCATCCAAGAACTTGGAGACCGATGTGAGCGGATGTTGGTCTTCCCAACGCGCCGCCACACCGTAGGTCACTGGTGCTTCGTGAATTTCTCCACTGAGCATCTCTACTTTGAGAGTCATACCAATCATGTCGGGAACCTTTCAGGGTCAGGCGGTTGCGCGAACCCAAGTTCCGGCAGTGGCCGTCAAGGTGAAGGTGCTGAGGTCTCCCACCGTCGTTGAGATCGGGCTATACGAGGTGATCATGGCGTTGGATATTGTTATCTCGGGATTCCCAACTCCGGGTGCTGCCGAACTTGGCAAGACCACGATGGTGGTGTCGCCTTCTCCTACTTCGGCGTAGATCAACTCTTCTACCGATGAGGTTCCGTACTCAAGAAACACGGTCGCCGAAAGAGAGACAGTCTGAAGACCGCCGACCATCTTGCGCCCAGTGTTGCCCATCACGGTTGCGTCAAGCGCATCCTGTCCGACTTCAATGGTGACATTATTACAGTTGAGCGCGATGCTCGTTGAACCGATGATGAGTTCTGCGTCGCCTTGATAGATGATTGCCATGTTGGTTTCCTTTGGTTAGTTAGCGCGATGCGCTGATTTTGATGAGTAGGTCGTATGCGGGAAGTTCTGCTGAACCGATCTGGGCGACTGTCGGCTGGCCCGAGATCACTGCTATCTCTGAATCCATTATTTGATCTACGATTCCGAGAATGTAGTTGGTCGCATCACTGTTTGATGGAGGTGCGCCGAGGACTCGCAAGGTGATGGTGACATCGGCGATCTTGCTTGACCAGTTGGTGAAGGTTGGGAGTTCAACGAAGACTGTGAGCGGGCGCGCATTGCGCGGGTCTGTGACTGGTACGAGCCCGAGCGCGCTGAGGGATGCCGAGAGCGCGTTGATCGAGTCAGTAAAGAGTCCAGCCATCTCATGCCACTTGTGCTCTCTTGATTCCGAGAAGCGAGTTGATGCGCCCCATGGAAGCCACTGGCGCGGAGATCGTCATGTCTTGAAACGAGTTGAACGAGTCAATGCTTCCGCGTTCACGGTAAAGCGATGCGGCCATCAAAACTGTGCCGGCTAGAACGGCGGCATCTGGTGGGTTCGCTGGACTGTCCTTGTATCCAGCCTGAGACCTTCGCTTGAAACACCAGGCATTCGCGGCCGCCACCGATGAAGTCATGAACAGTGTGTCATTAGCGGTCGCGCCAGCGATGCCCAAGAACTCGGTGAGATCGTTGATATCGCACCATTGGCATTCCGTTGGTGTTGTCCACTGGAGTGATCCGACAGGATCAACGGCCGACCGCTGAATATTGTCCGCTTCAAGTTGGAAGAGAATCTGATTGGGGAAGATGATCTGATCGTTGAACAGATAATCACCAGCATCGTTGATGCCTGTGAAGTAGTAGATCGGTATCTGGAAGACGGTGTGAACACCGTTGATGGATGCGTCGCATCCTGAGAGTGTGATCTCTTGTCCGACGAGAATGTCGGTGGACTCGAGAGTCTGAACCACGCACACATTGTCAGTGATCTGCTGATGTGTGACGGTGAATGTGGACATGGTTCAGGCTCTCAGAATCTCAGTGGTTGCTCAGTATGCCGAAGCCTTGACGAACTTGTCAGGATCGATGACCAGCGTTGCGAAGTCGCCACGGAACGCCAGCACGGTGGAGAGCGTTGATGGTGAGAGAACACTGACGCTTCCGCGCTGGGCCTCAAACAGTTCATAGCCTGAGGCATCGCCCAAGATCAGAGTGTTGGCGGCGAAGTTGCGGTCACGCACGACTCGGCAACCGAACGCGGTTCCGACATCGCTGGTGACTGCTACCGCACCAAAAGCGTTCTGGGCGTTCAGGTTCGGGAACAATGGTCGGCCCGAGGAATCGCTCAAAGCGATCAGATCGCCGAATACATCAGCGGACACGAACAAATGGTTCGGGTTGTTTCCGTTGGATGCAGTCAAGATCGTGGTGCTTGATGCGCCGATCCATGCGAGCCAGTCGGCTGGCACTGTTGGATCGCCAAACGCGCCAGTCGTGGTTGCGCCTGCGACTAGATCGGTACAAGCCACCGAGTCGGTCTCGTTCATGTAGATGCGGCCCATGTCGTCAAGCAGTGCGCTCAACATTGAAGGATCGCTCCACGAGATGATCTGCTCGGAGATGTTCACATAGCCGCCGTAGGTGCCCTTTGTGACCGTCTCTGGGGAGATCACGAAAGTGGATGCGGTGAGTGTGGTGTTGTCTGGGCTTTGCAATCCGACCGAGTTGTGTGTCGTGACCCGAGGTCTGATGAACGATTGGCCCTGCGCGGGGAGTGAGCGAACGCCTACGGCATCCACGACTGGGCGCATCCCGACAAACGAGTTGTACACATTGCCCACGATGATTTCTGGAAGCACACCGGGGCCGTCAGCGAGACTCACATCTGGAGCGGCGGCCTGAAGAACTTCGTGGAATGCTTTCCACTTGTCGCCTCCAGCGATCGCGGCTTGTAAGTATTCGCCTGCGGTTGGGATCTTCACTTCTTTCTTCAGTGTTGCGTAGATGGGCTGAGTCGCGATGGCGGCCTCAACTGTGGTTGGTTCTGACATAATGTCATCCTCCTCGGATGGTTGTGGTGGGGTTTCTTCTTCTGGTATTTCTTCTTCGTCTTCTGCCGAGGCATAGACAGACTGGATCTCTGCGTCGGCGTACGCAGGGAAGGACACGAGCGACAGTTCAATCATTCGCGCTTCGGATACTTCCATGACACCGTTCACGCGCTTGAACTTGATCGGTACCGCTCCGATGGACACTGCGGAGATGGAACCATCTGCGAGCAATGCCATCGCGTCATCAGCGGCGCGAGTCTTGGACAAGGTTGCCGAGAACATCAGACCTTCGTCAGATGCGACTCGCTCAGTGACACGGCCGATCACTCGAGTGTCGTCGTGGAACTCAAGCAGTTTCGGCATCGGGCCGTCAATGGAGATGGAGCCCTTCAAGAACTTCACTGGGCCGACATCGCCTGAAAGGTTGGCGACAACATCCCACGGAACGGCGAGCCCTGTGATCGTGCGCGATGGTTGAGTCTCATCAGCAGACGCATCAAGCGTCACCAGTTGAGCATTGAATCTGATCATGAATACATCTCTTCTCGTTCTGTGTTGCGTGTTTCTTCAACTGGTACCTCGGCGAGATGGTTCTCGAAGATGTAGTCATCCACGTCAAACTCCACGAAACGATTCCTTGGCAGAACATTGGTCATACTCAAAGTCATTTGGATGACATCAAGGACTTGCTTCGCGCCGAACAGGTAAAGATCCTGACGCGCTTGTTGAGCGTTCTGGTATGTGTACCCACCGACTGCGATCCCGAGAAGGTATGCCGGGACTCCGACTTGGCGAGACACTTCAAGTGAACTGTATTGGCGCGACTCAAGCAGTTGAAGTTTGTTCGGGTCGGACTTGAACTCATTGAAAGTGACACCGCCAGCGAGCGCACCGATCGCACCTGTCTGCCTTGCTTGTCGCCATGATGCGGCGAGTTCACCAAGATCTTCAGCGGACATTTGTTCAGTGTTCTCGCCGACGGTAAGCCAGCCCGCCGCGATCTCATTCGAGGCGAAGCGTTCAGCGGCCTGATCAAGTTTCAACGCCGTCTGGATTGTGCGCGCACCAGTGAACAAGAATCCTTGAACACCGCTGATGAACTGGATGACATCTTCTGTCGGCAGTTGGATGCCGTTGAACTCAACTTGGTTGGACTGGCCGAAGAACTGCGGGCCCGCTTGGTCAAGTGTGGACACCATTGAGGCGGGCAACCACTGGAACGAGAGCGGGCGACCCGTCGCCGACGACCGACTGGTGACATACCAGAACGCGCGCCCGCGCATCATGATGTCCATCGCCGTGTTGCTCATGATGAAGTTCATGGTGGATTTCGGATCTGGTTGATCCATCCACGCTTCATTCTCAAGATAGATCTTCTCGTACCGTTCGCCTGTCCACTGTTTCGTGTAGTGGCGGAGCGGGAGACATCCGACCATGGAGAGAATCATCTGTGTGGCGCGTGCGACAGTGGCGCAGGAGAGGGCCAGTTCTGTGCTCGCCCCGACAGAGTACGAGTAGAACTGACCCACCTGCGCGGCACTCCCAGCGGCGGCCTGAAGCGGCGCGGATGTGAAAGAGGGTGATTGCTTTCGGTTGCCAAATAGTGCCACGCTCGGAGTCTTTCACCGTGTCCGACAGAGTTCTAGTCAATAGAACGCGATTTGTGGTTTATTTTTTGTGGCTGGTCGTGACTCAAGCGCAATGGCAAACACGGCGCACCGCGCAAGTTCTATGGGCCCGGGTGACTTCTGCGAAGAGAGCACGATCGCCTGATTGGTTTTGACCGCTACCGCTCGCCCCATGTGCTCGGCGAGACCGATGTCGCCAGTGTGTCTCACACGATCTTCCACGATCATCGAGCGCGCCATCGCAGTCCACTTGATCAACTCCGCATAGCCGACAATGGTCATCCGTCGCCGTAGGTCTGGCGGTGTGTGAATCTCCAGCGAAGGAGTGACACCGAGCATGATCTTCGGGTCTGCCA